CGGATTGCCGAAGAGACGCTCACCGTTGGCCGCATCGGATTGCTGGTAGACTACCCACCTGTCCCTGAAGGCACGACCCGCGCCGATTCCGCCGCAGTCAGTGCAAGGCCGTTCATTAAACTATACAAAGCCGAAAGCGTTTACAACTGGCGCGAAGAAACAATCAATGGGGTCAAGCGGCTCACCCGCGTTCAGCTCGAAGAGGAAGCCGAAGTCCAAGATCCTGCGAAGGAATTCAAGACCACCGAGGAAAAGCGCTATCGGGTGCTTGACCTTGCTAATGGCAAGTACCGCCAGCGCCTGTTCAAAACGGAGGGCGAGAAAGAGATTCAGATCGGAGGCGACATTTACCCAAGGAGCAATGGTGCAGCAATGGACTTCATCCCGTTCTTCGCCGCCGGAACAGACGACATCTGCATGGACATGGACGCACCGCCACTAATCGACCTCATCACGACCAACTTCCACCACTACCAGCAGGCGACCGCGTATGAGCGCGGGTGTTTCTTCAGCGGCCTACCAACAATGTTCATCAGCGGCATCGACACGCTGGATCAAGAAGGCAATCCGGTGGAGATTAGCATCGGAGGTGCGCTGGCTAACATCCTGCCCCGACCGGAAGCCCGTGCCTATTTCGTTGAGGTGGCGGGTGAGTTCAACGCCCTACGCACGAACCTGGAGGACAAGAAGCGCGAAATGGCGGTACTGGGCGCGAGGATGCTGGAGCAACAAAAGGCATCGGTTGAGTCTGCTGACACTATTGCGCGCAGGCAGTACGGCGAAGAATCGACGCTGTCCGCGATTGCGCTGACATTGGGCATGGGGGCGACAAAGGCGCTGCAATGGGTCGCGGACTGGGCGGGGATCAAAGGCGAGATCAAAGTTGCCCTGAACACTGACTTCCTGCCCGCTGGCATGACCGCACAGGATATTACCTCGCTGATCGGCGCATGGCAGCAAGGAGCTATTTCTGGCGAAGTTTTATTCAGCAACTTACAGGCGGGCGAGATTATTCCGGCAGGCATAACATACGAAGAAGAGCAGGAGCGCATCAGCAGTGCAGGGGTGAACTTGATGCAAGGGCAGGAACCGCAAGAGGGCGAACCATTGCCGCCGGAGCCAACAACGCCGGAGATTGACCTGCAACCGCTATATGACGCAATGGCTGCCATTGCCGACAATCAAGCGATGTTATCCGACGCAATGGCGATGGCGGTGCAACGTACCACCGTGTAACGTGCAGCCAATGGGCCAATCAACAGAGGTACAGGTCAACCGCTGGATTTGGGAAGCGTACCCGGCGGCATTAAGCCAGTCGGAGATGTTGCAGTTCGCATTCCACGACATGAGCGACCAGTCGCAGGAAGCGTACCCGCAGCACCTGGAGCCCGCCTTGCAGCGAGCGATGCTGTATCACTTGAGCTTGCCGCTGCAATAACTGCCGCGAAGGACGATGAGGAATTGGCACTAATTATCGCAATGATGGAGCTGTGATGCCGGGAATAAATCCTACCGAACTGGAAAAAATAGACAAGGCCATCAACGTATCTCTCGATCTGCTGAGGCATTCCTCGAACGTCGAAGCCAGTGTGCTGGAGCTCATCGAGGCGATGCGAAAAGAACTGATCGCCAAACTAGCGACCGGCGACCTGACTAACTGGGGCAAGGCGCGAATCAATACGATGCTGCGCGAGACAAACCTTGTGATCGCAGATTATTACGCCCGTGCCCAGGCAATTCTCGCCCCGACTTACGCCACTGTTACGGGAATATCCGCCGCACAGACCGCCACCACACTGGCAGCATCCATGCCGAGCAAGACCGTGCTGGATGCGCTTGTCACCAATCTGCTGATCGAAGGCTCGCCGGCAAAAGCATGGTGGAGCAAGATTGGCGGAGACACGTCCTTCCGCTTCGCTGCCGCCGTCCGGCAAGGAATAGCGCAGGGTGAAACCATGAACCAGATATTCAAGCGGGTGAATGCCGTGGCGGACATGGCAGGGCGCAATTCGACCGCATTAGTACACACCAGCGTGATGCAGACAATGAATGACGCACGGATGGCGGTGCAGGAAGCGAACGCTGACAACGAATCAGAAACAGTTTGGTTAAGCGCACTAGATTCCATGGTTTGCAAAATCTGCGCGCCCCGGGATGGTTTACGCTGGAAAACATTATCGAAGCGCCCTGTAGGTCACTCATTGGTTTGGATGCAACCCGCAGCGCATTTCTCATGCCGCTGCACGACTTATGCCATAACCCCGCTTACCGAGGCAGTTATGGAGGCTGGAGGCAGGGCATCCAGTTCCGGGGTAGTCAAAGGATCAACGACCTTCGCGCAGTATCTTGAGCGCCAGACACCCGCTTTCCAGGATGAAGTTCTCGGGAAAGGACGTGCAGACCTTTATCGCGCGGGCAAAATCACCCTCCGTGACCTCGTATCCGGTCGGGGCGCGCCGATTTCATTAAAAGAACTCCAACGAAAATACGCTTGACACGCAATAAAATATCACTATAATTGCGGACATCAGCGATTTGCCGTCGCTAGGTAAAGTGATAGCCCAGTGGTTATTAGGTTTGGAGGGGACTTCATTGTTCCGGCGACTTTACCCGCTACGGCAAACTCCAAAACCTAATGCCTCCCCTGATCAGCCCGGGGTTGTGTTGCCAGCCTGAACAGCAGCGATGCAGGAAACAGAGTAAGCTCAATGTGAAGCGCCTCACCGGACGTTACCCGGTACTCTGATAACGTGAGAGTTAGTTTGCAAGACGCAATTTTGCCCTTGCTGCAATCCTGGTAAACAATTCTTGCTGTATGGGCAGGAAGTTCACGGGAGGGGCTGAGCTATTCTATATAAAATACGCTTGACATATCAAAAACATCCAGCGCATAATTGCGCAAAGTAAAAAGGTTTCAACCACGCGAAAGGTATCAAACATGGCACTTGCACTCACGCTTGACGCAGCACCCGATGAAGCACTCAAAGGTTTTTACGTGGAAAAGGATGGTAAGTACCATCTGGACGTGACCGGAATTGAAGACACCAACCAGATGCGCATTGAACTGGCGACAGTCAAGCGTGAAGCTGCTGAAAGACGCAAGGCGGCGAAAGAGATGGAAGAGCGGTTCGCTGGTATTGACCCGGAAAAGGTCAGGACGATGATGGCGAAACTCGACCAGGATGGGGAAGCAAAGCTCCTGGCCGAAGGCAAAATTGAAGAGGTCGTGAACAATCGCACTGAAAAGCTGCGAGCCGATCTGCAAAAGCAGTTGGACGAAGCGCACAGCAAGACGACATCCGCTGAAGCGCGAGTCAAGCAATACAGCCAACGCGTGCTGGATGATCGTATCCGGGATGCGGTGATGGGCAAGGTTCACACCAGCGCTATCAAGTCCGGCGATGTATTGCGGGCGGCGCGTGAACTGTTTGTGTTGGACGAACACGGCGATGCGGTGCAGCTTGACGCTGCCGGTAAGCCGGTGCTGGGTAAGGACGGGAAAACCCCGTTCAGCCCGGCAGAGTGGATTGAAAGCATGACCGAAATCGCACCGCATTGGTTCCCGGCCTCGTCAAGCGGCGGCGGTGCGGCTGGTAGCGGTAGTGGTAGTGGTACGAGCAAGGCTGCTTTGATGCAGATGCCCGCCAAAGAACGCATGGAATTAGGTCGTAAAAGAGCATAGCGCCACCAAAAGGTATCTGGTAGTATATAGTTTCACCCTATCACCCGGTAACGCTCTCACGGAGAGCCACGGTAGTTTGTCCAAGTGGACTTAAGATTTTCTTTCGTTTACTTTATAAGGACAAACTATCATGGCTCTAACCCTCATTGAAGCCGCCAAGCTTGAAACTGGCGACGTTTACCGCTCCGGTGTCATCGAACTGTACGCAGGTTCGTCTGACATACTCATGGCTCTCCCGTTTGAAAACATCACCGGCGGATCTCTTGCATACAATCGTGAAACTGCACTGCCCGGCATCGGCTTTCGCGGTGTAAACGAATCCTACACCCCTTCGACAGGCATTCTGAATCCGCTGACCGAAGTTCTGGTAATTGCTGGTGGCGAATTGGACGTTGACAAGTTCATCGTGCAGACTCGCGGCATGGCACAGCGCACTACACAGGAAGCCGCAAAAATCCGCAACTTGTCCTTGACCTGGACTCGCAAGTTCATCAAGGGCGACAGCTTGTCTGACCCGCGAGAGTTTGACGGCTTGCAAGTTCGCACTACCGGCAACCAGATTATCAGCGCCGGTTCTACCGCAAACGGTGCAGCCTTGTCGCTGGCTGTGATGGATGAAGCAATTGACCAGACACTGAACCCTACCCACATTGTTATGAGCAAGGCGATGGCGCGCAAATTCTCCGCCGCCGCCCGAACCACTGCGGTGTCTGGATATGTGACGTATGATGTTGACCAGCTTGGTCGCCGCGTCATGCAGTACAACGGTCTGCCTATCTTGACTGTTGACCTTGATGGTTCTGGTACAGCAATCCTGCCGTTTACCGAAGCAGCCGCATCCGGCACTGATACCGCGACCTCGATTTATATCGTGGGCATGGGTTCTGACAGCCTGACCGGTATTCAGAACGGCGGCATCATGGTTGACGATCTTGGCATCCTGCAAACCGCCCCAATCTACCGCACGCGCTTGGAATGGTACTGCGGTATCGCAGCGTTCAACGGGCGATCCATCACCCGTATCAACCACATTGGCGACCTCGCCATTGTCGCTTAAGGAGAACTGAATCATGGCTAATCAATACTCGCAATTCACCTACGATGCAGCAACCAGTCTGAAAGCGGCTGGCCTCTTGGCTGCATCTGCGGATGGTTCCATTCTGGACCTGGGCGCAGGTCTGGTGGATGGTTATCTGGTAATCGATTTGTCGG